AGATCACGGTTGCAGACATTTTTAAGGCTGCCGCTACTTTGCGTAACAACAAAGCGCAAGGCGACATCTTTGCAGTCGTTCACCCCTTCCAGGCGTACCAACTCAAGGCTAACTTGACCAATACTTTTGCAAACCCTAACGGTGGTGACGCGCAGAATACGGCTATGGTCAACAGCTATGTCGGCACGATTGCAGGCGTTGACATCTACGAATCATCGAACATCACTGTCGATGGCTCTGACGATGCGAAGGGCGCTGTATTCAGCCGCGAAGCCTTGGCGATTGCTATGAAGCGTGACTTCCAGATTGAGACCCAACGTGATGCGTCACTGAGAGCATTCGAGCTTAACGCTACCGCCATATATGGTGTGGGCGAGCTTGATGATACTTATGGCGTGGAGATGCTGTTCGACAGCGCACTCTAAGCGTTTCGGCTGGCCTCGCATCCTCCCCAGTGTGCGGGGCTGGCCCTTTTTGGAGGTCTCATGGCGATCACATATCGTGGCATTCGCTTCGAGGGCTACAACCGCCCGAAGCGTACACCCAAGCACCCGACTAAAAGCCATGTCGTATTGGCACGACAAGGTGACAAAATCCGTATGATCCGATTCGGGCAACAGGGTGCAGACACCAAACCTCCACGCAAGGGCGAGAGCGAAGCCGACAAGGCCAAGCGCAGATCGTTCAAGGCGCGACATGCGGCGAACATTGCCAAGGGTCGCAAGGACAAAACGGCATCAGCGGCCTATTGGGCTGATCGCGTAAAGTGGAGTTGATATGGCCTTCTCTCAAGACTCTGATCTAGTCGCACTTGTTCCAGACATATTGCAGTTCGGCATATCTAGCTTCGCCGCTGAACATGCCAAGGCCGAGGTGGACTTGCTGCGCACCATCCGCAACGAATGGTGGTATCGCAAAGGTCTGCCTGGGGAGATGGTCAATTCGTACCTCACGGAGTCACAATGGACTCGGTGCAACGTCTATCTCGTTCTATGGAAGTTTGCTCTGCCCCAGCTTACCAACTGGGTCGAGAATGATCGCTTCCTAGGAATGATCGACTTTTACAAGCAGAGGTACGAGGAAGAACTGGTCGCGGTATTTGCTGACGGCGTTGAGTACGACGACGACAACAGCGGCACGATAGACGATGATGAGCGCAATATCGTCAGCTATGGGCGGCTAACACGATGAGCGTAGAGGTCAAGTTAATCATAGAGGGCGACTTGACTAAGCAGCCAGCAAAAGTCCGACGAGCAATTTTATTTGGTACGCCAAGGGCTTTGAAAAGGACGGCGGCTCTGGGCCGACAGATCATCAAGCAAGGACTGAAAGATCAGCAAGGCATCGAGGGAAAGCTAAAACCATATAGCAAGTCATATATCCGTTTTCGAGCAGCGCCTAGACGCAGAAGGAAAGGTCGTCTAACGGGGCTGGGCAAAGAGAAACCCGCTAAAGTGACCTTAAACGCGACAGGGCAAATGTTGCGATCAATGCAGGTCAAGAGCGATGGACAGAAAAAGGCGGTTATCTATTTTGATAATGCAGAGGCAAGCAGAAAGGCTTTCTTAGTCGGAAAGGATCGCCCCTTTTTGGGGTTCAACTCATCAGAGCGTGAAAGACTTGGCAAATTGTTCGCGCGCAATATAAACGCGGCATTTAAGGCTGCGCAGACATCCTGATGAGTGTACGAGAAAACATCGCCAGCAATATCGTGACGCAGTTGCAAGCAATCTCATCGCCTACCATAAAGCTGGTGACGCGGGAGCCTTTCGACTTTGATAAACTGAGCAACGCGCAATATCCCGCAATCCTGGTCAGGACGACCAACGAAAGCAGAGAGGATGCGACGGTCGGAGGAAGCGCGACAAGTCGCTTTGGCAATATAGATTACGAGCTAGTCTGTTTCGTAAAATCAACTACGATAGACACCGCTAGAAATCAAATTGTCGAGGCGATTGAGGAGAAATTAGATGTTGATAGAACCAGAGGCGGTAATGCTATCGACACACAAATCACCAGCATCGAGACAGATGATGGAAGCATTGACCCGATAGGCGGGGTCATTATTACAGTGCGAGTCGAATATCAGTTCACTCGCGGTACAACCTAGAGGGCAATAAAATGGCTACAACAAAAGGTTCGGGTGGAGTCGTGAAGCTGGCTGCTACTGGCGGCACCGCGACGGCGGCAGGCGAAGTGCGAAACTTCAGCATTGAGCAAACAGCGGACACGCTAGAGACCACTGTTATGGGTTCATCAGCGCGCACATATGTAGGCTCACTAAAGAATGCGACGGTCTCGATGTCAGTCTATTGGGACGACAGCGACGCGGTGCAACTGTTAGTTGATGCGGCAGACACTCTCGACTTCCAGATTCACCCAACGGGCACGGGAACTGGCGAGAAGTTTTATAGCGGGGCAGCGGTAGTGACTGGCAACACGATCAGCGCGGCTTTCGATGGGCTAGTTGAGGGCGAGTTTGCCTTCCAAGTATCGGGGGCGGTGACAGAAGGCACTAACTGATGGGGCTGGTTCGGGAGCTACGCAATAGGCGCAAGGTAGAGCCAAAGCGAATCGAGGTCTCAGAGTGGGCTGACGAGAGCGGCGAGCCTTTTGTGTTTTACTGCTACCCAATAACCGCTTACGACATGGGCCAGATGCAGAAAAAGCATCCAGGGTTTCTTAGTGATATGACCCTGCCCGCGATGGTCGATTTGATTTGCTTAAAGGCAACCAATGAAGCCAACGAGCGCATCTTCGACTCAGCAGAGGATCGTCACGATTTGATGGGGGAGGAGAGCGCGATAGTCAGCGAGATCGCTGCCCAGATGTTCAGCACCATAACGAGTGTTGAGGATCAGGAAAAAAACTAACTAGCGATCAGTTTCGGCTAAACCTTATCGCCTTAGCTGATCGCTTACATATTACGATAGGTGAGGCTGAACAGATGCCGCTCAGTGAGTTCAACGAGTGGGTAGCCTATCTGAACATTTTGGGGCGCGAGGATGGCAGCAGCAAATGAGCAAAGATTTGTCTTTGTCGCAGAAGACAGGACAAAACGCGCAACAGAGCAGGTCAAAAAGGGTCTACGCGACACTGACGCGCAAGGGCGTCGAACATCTAATAGCTTCAGGCAGTTTAGAGGTGCGTCACAACAGCTAGGCTTCCAAATCCAAGACGTAGCCGTTCAGCTACAAGGCGGCACCAGCGCCGCACAAGTATTTGGTCAGCAAGGTTCACAAATCGCATCAATTTTTGGCCCTGGTGGCGCTGTGATCGGCGCGTTGATCGCTGTGGGTGCGGCGTTAGGCGGCACATTTCTTTCCTCTCTCACGCAGTCAAATGAACTGCTCAAAAAGCTCAGAGAAAACGCAAAGGACTCTGCCGAAGACATCCTCTCGTTGAGCGGTGCCCAAAGAGAACTAGCTTTGCAGGCGTTACGAAAACAGCTTACAGATACAACTACTGAGTTGAGGGCTGAGGAAGAAAAGCTCGGAAAGGCACAAAGGGACGCAGCGTTACCCGTAAAGGGTATTAATGACAGAAACGCAGCCGCTAGAGAAAGAGGAAAGAAAAGCGCAAAAGAACTATCTCTCAATGTTGGCTTGCTGACTCAAGAGCAAACTCGGCTCAACGAGTTAATAAAAGCATCAATAGATCCACAGTTTGCAGCAGCACGAGCGGCTGAAGAAAACGACGTAAAGGTTAGAGCGTCGAATGCTTCGCTCATAGAGCAGATAGCGACATATGGTAAAAGTGCTGAAGCACTTGCAACGTATAAAGCAGTGCTCGATGGGACAATTACGGCGGAGGAAAGAAACAATATTGCACTCGCCGCTAATTTGGACAAGCTCAACGAGAGAAAGAGGCAAGAGCAAGAGGACGCTAAGAGAGAAAAGGAAGCAGCAAAGCAAAAAGAACGAAACAGCAAAGCTGTTGTTTCTAATTTAGACAATCAACTTGAAGCGTCAGCGCGTACAAGTAGGAGCATGTTCGAGCTAAATAAAGCTGTGAACATAGCCCAAGCGATCATGGATACCAGAGCTTCCGCAACGCTTGCACTTAAGACTTTTCCACCACCTTTTGGGCAGATCGCAGCGGCGGCGAATATTGCTTTCGGATTGCAGCAAGTGGCGGCGATCAAGTCTACTAGCTTCGAGGGCGGTGGGTTTACTGGCATGGGCGCTAGGTCTGGTGGCATAGATGGTCGCGGTGGATTTCTTGCAACTTTGCACCCTAACGAGAGTGTGATCGACCACACCAAAGGACAAGGCGCAGGCGTTACGATCATCAACAACGTAGACGCTAGAGGTTCGAGCGCAGACGTAGACCAGAAAATTAGAGTCGCAATGCAGCAAACCTCGCAGCAGACGGTGATGACTATACAAGACCTAATGCGCAGGAGGCGTTTCGTATGACGACGTTCACTTTCCCTGCTATCACGCCAAGCACAAACACCTTTGAGCTAGTAGCAAACACTCGAACGTTTCAGAGTCCGCTGACCAATGCGATACAAACATCATCGCGCAAAGGCTCGTTATGGCGGGCTAGCCTGCAGTTTAACAATCTGTCGGGTGCTGATCGTAAAGTCATGCAAGCGTTCTTGGTCAAGCTGAACGGGCAAGAGCATAGGTTCACGCTGCACGATCATTCGCACACACGGCGAGGTGCGGGAGGTGGAACGCTAAGGGTCAACGGCGGCACTCAGTCTGGCACCAGCCTAGTTTGTGATGGAGCGACTGCGAGCGTTGCGAACTATTTGAGGTCCGGCGACTACATATCGTTCAACAACGAACTACATATGGTCGTCGCTGATGCCGATTCGGACGGGTCAGGCAACATCACGTTGTCGATAGCTCCACCCATACGGAAAACGCCAGCAGACGACACAATAGTTGATTACACGGTGCCGGTATCAGGTGTGTTTTTGCTGGCTGGCCCAGCATCGTGGCAAACCACCCCATCCATCACGTCGAGCTTTACGATTGAAGCCGTTGAGGATGTTCTAGCGTGAGTCGAGGGTTTCCGACAAATGTTGCCAACGCGCTCGCAACTCAGCACGTCAGTCTCGTCACCTTTGTGCAACTGGCATTCCCGTCAGGAACCGTCTATCTGCACAACTCCATTGGGACTTATACCTTTGGTGGCAATGACTATCTCGGTGTCGGCGACCTAGGGGCGATCAGCCCGCTGGAGGAAGGCGCAGACATCAGCCCCTACCAAATCACTTTGTCGCTTTCAGGACTAGATTCGACCATCGCCGGTGCCGCACTTACAGAAGATTATTACATGCACGCCGTCACAGTTTTGCTAGGAGTGCTGAACGCAGACGATGCCTTACTTGCTGATCCAACTGTCGTCTTTGAAGGCTTTATGGATCAAATGAATATCAGTGTCGGAGCAGACGGCGGCGACGTAATCACTTTGACTGCTGAGTCAGAATTGGCTCGGTTTGATAAAGCCTCGAATATCAAATACACAGACATCCAGTTGCAGAGCGAGTTTTCGGGTGATTTGGCTTTTGAGTTTATGCCAGACATTGAGGGCGCGAAGATACGCTGGGGCGATCCAACTTCTGATTCCGTGGCTGGTTCAGCGGGATCGCAGAACATAATTGACGGCAACGAAAGTGGCAGGCGTGGCAGATGAGTCCGGTTCATGCGGCTTTGAATAAGTGGAAAAGACGGCCTTTTTCATACGGTGATGCAGACTGTTGCCAGTTTGTAGCGTTTATCGTGCGAGAGCTTACCGGCAAGGATTACGCTGCCGAATTTAATTATAGCTCGCAAGCTCAAGCGGAGCTGCTGATTGGGCGGCGCGGTGAGTTGGTAGATCTAATCATCAGCATTCTAGGAAAGCCTAGCGCGGAGTTGGATGACGGCGACCCTTGCGTTGTCAGGCTACCAATAGTCGATCAAGTGTGCGGCATAAAGCTGGGCGAACATGTTGTCTGTTTGACATCGCACGGCATGTCGAGAGTGCCAGAGCGTTACATATTAGCTGGGTGGAGCGTATAAATGCCTGAGGTAATAGGTGCCATCAAGCTCATTGGCAGCATTATTATCGGTGCAGTCGAGACCGTTGGCGTTATTGCGACCGGCGCATCGTTTGGCGCTGTCGGTAGTATTATCGCAGGCACCGCCATTCTGTCCGCACCCTTAGCAATCAAAGGTCTGATGCCCGATTTAACGATGCCTCAATCGGACACAGATCGCACAAGGCAGCAAACGGTAAGGGGAACAATAGAGCCACAGAAAGTGGTATACGGTCAGGCATTAGTCTCTGGCCCTTTATTCTTTGTCGGTGTTGCAGGTACAGACAACAAAGATCTCTACCATGGTGTTGCCCTCACTGGGCATGAGGTGGAGGACATCACAGACATTCACTTCGACAACGAGGTGATAACCGATGCCCAAATTGATACCCAAGGCAGAGTCACGGCGGGTAATTTTGGCCCGACAACCGAGGCACCGTCAGAGTTTATTTGTACAATTGAGCGCAAGAAGGGCACAACGACCCAGACATCTAGCACCCTACTAACCCCAACCTTCACCGCTTTTACTAGCTCTCATAGAGCGAGAGGCATCAGCTATCTCGTCACTAAGTGGCAAATGACAGATTCATCCCAGGAGATGTGGGATCGTTTAACACCGAGGGACATCAAGGCGCTAGTAAAGGGCAAAAACGACATCTATGACCCTCGATTAGAGGTGGCTGCGGGCGGCTCTGCGGGGGGTTCGCCGACAAACACAACCTATCAAGCGTGGAGCGAAAACCCTGCTCTATGCGCTGCAAATTACCTCACAGATACCAAATTCGGCTTAGGTGTTGCTGCGAGCAAGATCAACTGGGCAGCAATCGTTACAGCGGCGGACATTTGTGACGCTACCGTT